AGTCGCCACGCCCGAGGCTTGCACTGAGGGCCAGTTCCATTTCCTCCTTGAACTGGCTGGTGTACTTCCATACCTTCTGGGAGAGATTGAGGCCACCGTACTCATTCGTCCGCTTGAAGAAGGAATCCATTGCGTCGTGGTTCCTGCTGAACCATCTGGCATAGTGATTGTCCTCTTTCAGACCTTTGCCGAAGATGGACTCAATCATTGCATCATTGGAGAGGTTTGCAAACTCCCATTCGGCAACGACTCCCCTACGTATTTCCTGATATACGGCGCTGTAGAGGCCACGCAGGACGTTTGTAGCCTTGACGGATAGTTTCTTATTGTCTGCAAAATAAAACACCGTGTCGGGCTCCAAATCGACACCAGCGGCCAAGTCAAGCAGGGCATTGACGGCAGCTGTGTAATACTTGCTGACGTTGGACGCATAGCCCTCAGTCCTGGCGAACAGGCCGGGCAGGTACTTCTCTATTTCGATTCTCTTCTTTTTCTTGCTCATTTCTTTCTCGGCTTAAAATGGTCATTGCAGCCCTCATGGTTCATCAGCATGGAAAACGGCTGGTAAGGACAGCGGCACATGAAGAACTCACCCTTCACATTCTTGCAATGGAAGTCGTATGCCTCGTCGCAGTCACGGCACAGGTGGTTGGCACGTTGCAGTCCGGCCATTATTCCGCACCTCCGAAAATGTCATCCTTCTTCTGGGTGGAAGAGAACAGATCCTGCTGCTGCTTTGCTGCCTCTTCCTTCTGCTTCTGGATGCGCTGTTTCTCCAGCTCCTTATCCTTAATGAGCGGGTTCTGCTCGATGCCGCTTTCCTCTGACATGGTGCCGCCGTCGATGGACTCATTGATATTCTTGATGGTCTCGGCAATATCCTCTCCGAAAGGCTCCTGGTAGTCGTGGTCGCACTCCAGCTCGTCAAGCTTATACTCGCTCTTGGTGATATAGAGTACGTTGGCCATGATGGAGATAACGAGTGATGCGGTTCTATCCAGCAGCTCGTCGTAGTTCTCCTTGTGCTTCGTGGCCTTGATGTCTGCAAGGAGCATCATCTGTTTGAGGGCCTTGCCCGACATCTGAGACATTCCCTTGAACTGGCTCCAGTCGATGTCCGGCGTGAACGTCTTGGTCAGGATATGGTGGCGCAACCACTCCAGCTCATCCTTCTTGCTCTCGTTCTGGCCGTCCCATGTGAGGAAGGAAGCCATCTTGCTGACATCTTCCACGTTGTCGTTGGCAACAAGCGTCTTATTCTCCACATCCTTGTCAGGCATGGACTTCAAGAGGGCTGCTTTAAGTACCAGATAGGGGTCGCTGAAATAGTCGTTGGTGTCGGCACGGCGTGAGGCCACGTATTCCTCGCGGTTGATCAGTTCCTCGACACCGTCCCATTCCTTCTTCTGCTTGAAGTAGATGACGGGGATTTTCCCGATTGGGTTGTCCTCTTCCTCCACCTCCCAGCCGAACGTTCCGCGCTGGCAATGGTAGATAGTATTGTCCGTGAAGATGTCGAGGTGATAGGTGGTCTTTCCTGCCACGTCCTTTGAGTAGTGGCCCCATGCGAAGGTGATAAGGTTCTCGTACACGTCCCAGCGGGTGTAAATCTCGTCACCCTTGGAACGAGCGAGGACGCGGATCTGACAATCAGGCTCATTCTTCTTGTTGCGGTACACACGGAAGAGCATAGCTGATTCCGTCTCGCTTCCTGCCAGTCGCTTGCACTGTCTTATCTTGCTGTTGAAGTGCATCCTTTTCAGCAAGTCGGTGTAAGCCTGGAATCCAGCGTCGGCACCCTCGCTCTTCTGTTTCCACTTCACGGGCTGTCCGAAGAGGAACACAAGGGAAATCTCATTGATGTACACAGGATAGCCCACAGGAAGCTTCCAGCGTGTCAGCGTGCCCTTGCGCTTTCCTGTGAGGTCTTTCAGCACCTTATCCTTGCGCTCCATAATGAGGTGCGTCTTCGGATCGTACTCCTTCATGGCTTCCTCGGCCTCTAACTGGTGAGAGTCAAGCAGACTCATAACTCTGGTGATGTCCTTGGCGGCAATAAGCTGCTCAAAGTCCTGGTTCCTGCCTACGGTGGCATTGAACAGGTTGGTAATCGAATTGATAATTGACATAACTTTACTATTATTTGTTACTACTATATTGCTAACATGGAGCCGACGTACTCAGGCACCTCGAAGCTGTCATCTACGAAATAGTTGATGGCATAGCCCAGTATATCGACATATTCATCATGGGTCTTGGCCGGGAAGCCGCAAACCTCGTCTATAAATTCCTCGTTCCAGTCGCCGTCAACCAGATACACGCGGCCACATTCAATCTTCGGGGCCACAGCATAGAGGCGAGTGTCCTTCGGGTCAGTAGGCGATGGCGTGTAGGTGACATTGAGCGAACTCGACTCCTGTAGCTGCTGGCAGACGCTCACACCGTTGGCTTTCGGCTCGATGCGCAGCGTGCTCTCTCCGTTGGCATCGTTAGCGGCCATGAAGTCCGGAAGATAGCGTATGAGGTCTGGAAACTCCTTGTAAACCTTCTGTGCGCAGGTGATGTAGATATTATTCCGTATCTTGCAGGCCCCGATGATGCCGCTGGGGTCGTTGTCGCTCTTCTGCTTCTTGTTGTAGGCGGTATCGAGGAAGAAGTGAATGGGTTCACGGAAATGCAGGGCGTGATAGTCTGCCAGGCTGATGTGCCTGAACCATTTCTCCTTGATGATGTTACCGCCCTCGGCTGTCGGCCTCTGTTCATACTGACCGGCATAGCCACGACTGCCAAGGTCGGTCTTGGCTTCATTCAGTACTGGCCTCGGTAGTCTTACAGGATCAAGCAGCCCGTCCACATAGTTCTGCCTCAGTTCCACAGGGTTTACGTTGTCGGACAGCTCAGCAGGGAGGCAGATATGACGGATATTCTCGCCCTTCTTCTTCAACAGGTAGCCCGTGACATCTTCCTCATGGAGTCGCTGCATGATGGTGACAACAGGCGTATTGGCCTTGTCAACCTTACGTGAGGAAAGCGTCTTGGTGTGCTCGTTGGCGGCAGTACGCATCTGCTCAGATTCGGCCTGTTTGGGGTTTACAGGGTCGTCATTGATGATAACGTGAGCATGGAAGCCAGTAATGGTGGCTCCCGTCGAAGTGGCGTAGCGGTAGCCAGTATCGGTGTTCTCATAGTTCTGCTTGCCGCTCTTGTCTCGCCTTATCTTTATCTCGGGGAACAGCTTGCGGAACTTGTCACTTTCTATGATGTCTTTCGACTTGGTGGCATGGTCGATGGATAGTGCGCCGGAGTATGAGTTGGTGATGATGCGGATGCTGGGGTCTTGCGTCCACAGCCATACGGGCCACATCACCGTGACTATGGTACTCTTGGTTGTGCCTGGAGGAATGTTGATAATCAGATCATACGGCTTTGGCCTACGCTCAACGATAGACACGGAAAGCTTCTGGAGCTCACCGCAAAGATATGGAATGTGCCAGTTGTACACAGGTTCCTCTTTGATGATGACGTCCCAGAAGGTCTTGACGAAGAAGAAGAAGCTCTTCCTGCACTCGTCAGCTACCACGGCGATTGCCAACTCCGAATAGTCGATGTTCATTCCTTCTTGTTAATGAGGTCAAGCCCGATGGAAAGCAGAACCTCACGCTGTTCATCTGTAAGTTTCTCCAAGTCGATTTTCTGTTTGGGTACCAGAGATTCGCCATCCTTGCCGACAAGCTCCCGGCGCTCGGTGTAGCCCCTGTCCTTCATCTGGGTCTTGGCATAGAAGATTAGCATGGTGGTGTCACCGTCCTTCATCTTCTTTAGGATAAGGGCCTCACAGAAGTCCTTCTGCAACTCCTTAACATCGTCCACTTTCTCCTTGAAATCCGGGTCTTCGTTATACCAGCGGTAAAACGTCATGCGGGATATGCCAGCAGCCTTGCAGGCAGAGGAAACGATGCCCGATGTCTTATTCAGCTCTTCGAGCATACGTTCCTTGTCTGTCAGTACCCTTTCCTGGATGGTCTTGTCATTGTTATTAGCCATAGTCCTATTGTTGTAAGTCACGAATGAGGTCACCGACCACAACACGATAGGTACGCTTCTTCGGATCTCCAGCTATGAGAATCTGGTAAACCTTCTTGTAAGTGGCCTGTGAGTGGCGGTCAGTCAGACGGGCATAGAGTTTCTTTGCCACCTCATGCCCTGGGTAGTCCTGCGGATGCTCAGCCGCTTTCAGCATTTCCTCTTTGAGCAGCTTCTTATAGTCCTTTTCGGTGCCAAACTGCCTGTTCTGTTGAGAGGATCGGAACATTTCAGTGTCCCAGTACAGCATCACAAGGTCTGCATTTGGTTCACGTCTCAGGATGCGCTCGTACAGGTTAGGGTAGAACTCCAGCACCTTCGGCAGCGACTTGATTGTGTCGATGGAAAAGAACTGGCTGATGCGCAGTCTGTTCAAGGGAACACCCACCTTGTAAAGGTAGATGTATGTCTCTGGTATCTGTAGCCCATATAGCTTGATGTATAGCCAGATGTCGTTATCCTTCCAGTCATAGAGAGGATAGACGAACTTGCTTTTCTTCATCGATGCTATTGCCGTGCGACGCTGGACGGACTCAGCCATACGGAGGCCAACCATCTGAGGTATGGACTGGAAAATCTTCTCTCCGAAGGTCTGGTAGTTCATCCCCATGCGGAAATCCTTGTGGTTCCTGATGGCAAACTTGGGCATCTGACGAACCCACACACTTTCTTTGCCAGGCTCCCAGCAGATGAACGTTTCGTCGTTAGCGAGCTTGTTGCAGCAGTTGAAGTGTTTGATAGGCATGCAGAACCAGTAGAACTTTGCACCAAGCGACATGAAGCGGGAACGCCAGTTCAACACAATCTGCTCTACGTCCGGGTAGATGGCTTCCTCATCAAAGAAGATGACCATGAGCCGGGAGAACTGGATGCCGTACTTCTGCATCGTCTTGATGACCATATCGGCCATGCAGATAGAATCCTTACCGCCAGAGAAGGACATCGAGACGAACTGGTTCCTGTTGAAGGTTTCCAGTATGCGCCTCTCAGCCGCTTCCACTACATTGATTTCAAGCTCCTTTTCAAACATAGCCTAACCCTTTCTG